GTCACTAGGCTTGTAGCCAAATCGTTCAAATTGCGAGGGTGTGGCACGGTGTGGGCGAAATTGCCAAATCTCAAAAAGGGCGCGATCTGACAAATTGCTTATTGCGCAATTGTCGTTTTCGCAATCCTCGTTTTCTTCGCACCCGTCGTGAAAGTCGGGAAAATCGCGGATAGTGTCGGCAATCTCTTTTTGGGTGGCGAATAGCCCCCAATTCTCGATCTGGAAAAAGTAATTGCCCTGCAAATCCTCTACAAAATAACCTTTCATTTGCTTAGCCCCTTTACATATTCGCGGAATAGGCTTGTTGCCTCTTTTTTGGTGTATCCCATAAATTGTTTTTCTTCGTAGTATCCGCCAACAAAAGCAGACAAAACCCATGCGCCCTGAAATGTCTTGCGGTAAGAAATGGTCATTTTATGCAACCGCCATTTCTGCCTTGAATAGTTCGCTTTTCTTGCCATAGGTGGCGGATTTGTAAATATCGATTTTCAGCTCATTACGCAATTCCCACATGGTAGGCACTTTTTCACCCGTGAGATAACCGCGTGAATGTAGTTCTTGAATAGCGCGGTGGGAATACTGTTCTTCATATCCATATTCCATGCCCATTGTGAAAGCGATCTTGCCATTGACCCACACGCGGTTGGAGAAATAGGTATTCCCACCGGTTTTGTCGAACCACAGGTGACCCTCAATAAAGATTGATCGTGTTTCCATTTTTTCGTTTCCCTGTCTATTAGTCAGATGATTAGGCTCATCAGCGATCGAGTCACGATCGGACGGGCTTTCGCCCGTTTCGCCTTATTTACTTTCCGCTCTCGTAATTTCTGAAATAAGATTGTAGAAGGCGGCCGCCCTGTTAATTTCAAGCTCCTTATCTTCTTCTCTCAGCGCGAGCCAATGAGGATAAAGTACTTCTAATAAAGTCCCGCGCCACTTAGCGTCAATCTCAATTTTCATTTCTTAATCCTTCCATGTTGTGCCACAAGCTACGCCGTCGGCGGTGTTGTGGCAGGTAGTAATTCTCCAATGGTGATTGAGATAGTTCACAGTTAAGAATAGTGCGGTAACGGCTAAGAGCCAGACAACGACCTTTCCGCGATATGTTAAGCGCATTAGTTAGCCGCCTTACGATCTGCAAGCGATAGCGCGGCAATAATAACCGCAAAGATTGCTACATATTGAATAAATGACATTAGATTATCCCGTCTAGTTAATCGATCGGCCGTCTACCGATCTAGCAGAATAATAGGCGCAAGCTGCCCCGCGTGTCAATACCTGGCGCGTGTTTTTCTTTTGGCGTGTTCTAGCTCATGCGACCCCGCAAATCTTGCAAATCTTGCCAATGATTGCGCCCCAATGGGTCAATCCTTGATCTGGACAATTACTAGGAAAATGTACAAGGCGCGAGACGCGCCGTTAAACCTAAATTTGTCTCCATATTTAGCGCCATTGGGTCATTGGATTGGCTACCGGTGCGCCCGATTGGGTTGGTAGTTGGGGCGATCGGTGCGCCTAGTTGGGTCAATTGTTGCCGTATGGACAGTTCCACCAATAACCAATTAACACACAGAACAATCCCCTAATCTATCTTTATTTGTCTGTATTCAATAAAGATCAAGCCCCAAATCAACACAAAAATCCGCAACCGTACCGCCTCGCAGGTCGGTGTTAGCCGTAAATCAGAACCGATTGCGCGTTTAGAATAGGTTGATCGACTCGGGGGGTTTTAAGTATTAGTAAGGTCGTATTGTATTATCAACCCAATTATTTTTTCTAAATATAGGCTCTGACCTGCGGTTTTACTTAATGTGACAAAGATCACACACCTCAAAGCGGGAAATGTGTCTAATTTCCCACCTTATACTATATAGGGGGTTTTGTTCGCAGACGGCTGTCGGCCGGCTGCTCACCCTACCCCAACGGGGCGTAGGCTACGCCGTAGCCCCTTATTGCTACCCATCGGCGGCGCTCCGCGCCACCCATAGGATATTTACATAGGGATAACCATAGGGCGCTTGGCAGCGCCAAAAGTATCACCATAGGAATTAAGGCGGGTGGAGTATGGCCAATGGGCCAACTGGTCGACCATCGGCCAACAAATATAAAGTCGCGCCAGAGAGCAAAGTCTCAGCCTCTCAGGCTAAGCAGACGATTATCGAGCTAGTCACTAAGGGCTACAGCATCGCAGATGCTGTCAAGGTGACGGGTAAGTCAATCAAGTCCTACGAGTATTACCGTATGTCGGACGAGGATTTTAAGTCCGCGATTGACCTTGCTCGCGCCGTCCAGCGCCGAGACGGCGTGATTAGCGACGAGGACAAAGCGATCAGCTTTGAGGACTTTCGTGAGAAGTACCTAAACAGCAAGACCTTCGATCACCAGAGAAATATCATCTCAATGCTCGAGGAAGGTAAGCCTGCTTGGCTTCACGGCAGCATGACTTACGAAGAAGGTTTTAGCAACTATGTGCTGGTGAACATGCCACCGGAACATGCTAAGTCAATGACAGTTTCAATTGACTACATTACCTATCGGATTTGTATTGACCCAAATATCCGTATCAAGATCGTGTCCAAAACGCTTACGATGGCAAAGGACTTTCTTTATGCGGTTAAGCAGAGGCTTACCCAGCCCGCTTACGCTGAACTTCAACGGCGCTATGCGCCCGCCGATGGCTACAAAGAGTCGGCAGATAAGTGGACCCAAGATGCGATCTACCTTGAGCGTGACTCAGGTGAAAAAGATCCAACCCTTCAAGCATTGGGTATTGGCGGTCAGATCTATGGTGCCCGCGCAGACTTAATCGTTCTTGACGACTGCGTTACCTTGGCTAACGCCAATGAATATGAAAAGCAGATCCGTTGGATCCAGCAGGAAGTTTTGACCCGTGTTGGTCCCACAGGCAAGATCTTGGTAGTTGGCACTCGCGTAGATCCAGTGGATCTATACCGAGAGATGCGCAACCCAGATCGCTACCCTGAAGGTCGCTCACCTTGGACATATCTGGCTATGCCAGCGGTTCTTGAGTTTGCAGATGACCCAAAGGATTGGAAGACCTTGTGGCCACGCTCTGACAAGCCTTGGCTTGGAGATGACGCAAACCTAGGCGATGATGGATTGTATCCACGCTGGGACGGTCCAAACCTTCGCAAGCGTCGCGGTGTTCTTGACCCAAAGACTTGGGCGATGGTTTACCAGCAACAGGATGTGGACAGCGAGGCTGTCTTTGCACCTGAGTGCGTCCGCGGTTCTGTTTCAGGTATGCGGTCATTTGGTCCGTTGCTACCAGGCGCACCTGGTCATCCAGCTGTACTCAACAGCAGTTACACAATTTGCTCTATGGACCCAGCAATGTCCGGCGATACATTCTCGATCGCTTATGCTGGCGACAAGACAACCCAGAAGCGTTATGTGCTAGAGGCAAGCCGTATGCCTGCTCCTACACCACAGCGCATCAGAGACTTGATCTTTGAATGGACTGAGAAGTACAAGCCATCGGTCTGGGTAATTGAGAAGAACGCCTTTCAGTTGTTCTTGACAATGGACGAAGAGATTAACCGATTCTTAGCCTCACGCGGTATTCGCCTTGTTCAGCACTACACCGGTGCCAACAAGATGGATGCTGAGTTTGGCGTAGCCTCAATGGCTCCGCTCTTTGGTACTGTCGATAAACTCGGCAACCACATGGGCAACAACTTAATAGACTTGCCACGGTCAGACAATGAAGGCGTAAAATCGCTCATAGAGCAGCTCATTACTTGGTCCGCTGGCACCAAAAATAAACAAGACGGTTGCATGGCGCTTTGGTTCGCAGAGACTCAGATGCGCGATTACATCAACCAAGCAGGAGCCTATGGCGGCTCCTTTATCAAAAACCCATTCCAAACTCGCGATCAGCAAGCTCGTCGTCGGGTAATTAACATCGAAGAATATCAGCGTGAAAAAGAAAGATTAGCGGCTAACGGGGGTTACTTATAGTGCTAGAGATTGACCAGATCGGAGATAAACTCCGTAAACTGCGCGCTCACTATTTCGCACGTGACTCGCGTTATGATGACCTATTGGCCATCCGTCAAGGCAAAATCGATCAAGTGTTTCCTGGCATGTTCTCAGAGGACTATCCAAAGCCAATGATCGCTAACTTCATCGATGTTGCCGCCCGCGACGTTGCTGAAGTTATTGCTCCGCTTCCTGCTTTCAACTGCATGACAACCAACACCACTTCGGATGCTGCTCGTCGTCGTGCTGATAAGCGCACCATGATTGCCGCTGGCTACCGCGACACAGCCAACCTTCAGACCATGATGTACACCGGTGCTGATCGTTACCTTACCTTTGGCTGGTTGCCATTCATCATTGAGCCAGACTTTGAGAACAAGCGCCCAATGATCCGCATTGATTCACCTATCGGTGCTTACCCAGAGTTTGACAGATTCTCACGCCTTGTCTCTTACTCAAAGCGTTATGTCAAGACTGTTCGTGAATTGATTAACGACTTTCCTGAGCATGAGTCTGTTATCCGCGGTCAGTATGAGAACCGCAACTCTGAGCGCATCCTTGAGATGTATCGCTACCAAGACAAAGATCAGATGGTCTTGTTCTTGCCAGAGCGTAACAACTTTGTTCTTTCACGCGTTGAAAATGAACTAGGTGAAATTCCTGTAGCCATTGCGCTACGCCCAGGCGTTGACTCAGATGAGCACCAACGCGGTCAGTTCGATGACATTATGTGGGTACAAGTTGCTCGCTCACGCTTTGCTTCGCTCACACTTGAAGCAGCACAGAAGGCAGTTCAAGCACCGTTTGCTTTGCCTTCAGATGTGAATGTGCTTGAGATTGGCCCAGATGCAACTATCCGCTCTGCCAACCCACAGCAGATCCGTCGTGTAGATCTTAACCTTCCAGCCAATATTCTTCCAAGAGAACGAGATTCTCGATCAGGAAATGCGTACTGGCTCACGCTATCCAGAAGGCCGTCTAGGTCAGCAGTCTGGTTCGATCGTTACAGGTCGTGGCGTAGAAGCATTGATGGGTGGCTTTGATACTCAAGTCAAGACAGCCCAAGGTGTATTTGCAGAAACATTCCGTGAGGTTATTCGTCTGTGCTTTATGATGGACGAAAAGATGTTTGGCGATGTTACAAAGGAAGTTCGTGGCATTAATGCCGGTGCTCCTTATGTCGTCACCTACACACCAAAGGAAGACATTAAGGGTGACTACACCTGCGATGTAACCTATGGCATGATGGCTGGTCTTGATCCAAACCGTGCGCTTGTCTTCGGACTACAAGCCCGTGGCGACAAGTTAATCAGCCGTGACTTTTTGCGTCGCCAAATGCCTTGGGAAATGAACGTTACCCAAGAAGAAGAGCGAGTCGAAGTAGAAGAACTGCGCGATAGTTTGATGCAAGCAGTTGCATCTTATGCCAATGCTCTTCCACAAATTGCAATGCAAGGTGGCGATCCTTCAAAGGTTATTAACGCCATTGCTAAGGTTATTCAAGGTCGTCAAAAAGGCGATCCAATTGAAGAAATTGTAGCTGAAGCATTTGCTCCTGAACCAGCACCAGAACAGCCACAGGCTGCTGGTCTGCCAGGACAACCACCTCAAGCACCTGGAGCACAACCAGGGCAACCACCGATGGCTATGCCGGCACCTCAACAAGGCCAAGGTGGCTCTGCTTTGCAACAACTACTAGCCGGCCTTTCGTCTTCTGGAGCACCGCAGTTAGCTGCGTCAGTTTCCAGAAGGTCGCCAGCCTAACGTTATTGGCGATCAACTCAATTCCCTATAGGAGAAATAAAATGGCAGTATTCAAATCAAGTCTACAATCACCACCAGTTAAGGTGAAGCTACAAGGCGGACACTCATCTTCTGACGCAACAACACAGAAGACAAAGATCCAATCTGCTCCATCTGTTAAAGCAACAGGTAAGTCAGATGTTAAGTACACAGTTCAGCCTTCAGGAACAAAAGGCACAGGCACAACTGCCGGAAAGCCAATGAAGTAAATTATGCACGAAGAAGAGAGCGATGAGTTTGATGGCGTACTTTCCGCTTGGGATATATTCGCTCTCTTTGCGCATTTATTAAAAGATTTGTTTGTAAGTTTTGCAAAGTTTTTTGATGTATTGAGCGACATGGCTCTGCATCAAGCAAATGTCGTGGAAGACCAAAAGTTGTTCCACGATGATGTTGTCCGTACCATTGAGACTATTACAGAGGGTGAGTGATTATGGCAGGCAAAGGTGGCTATCAAGCTCCAGCACGTCCAGCTGTTCAATCAGGCCCAGGGGCTTTAAGCCAACGCACCGATGGCGGACCTGCATCTAAGCAAGCAATGCGCTATGTCAGTGGCATGCCAAACTACGGCGATGGCACAGATATGATGCAGATTCAAAGCGGTGCTCCGATGGCTGCTACGCCATCTCCAACGCCAGTATCGCCATCACAGATGGCGCAGGCAGCACAGCAACAACAGCAACAACCACAAGGCCAACCACAAGCGCCTATCACACCACTGACTGCTCCAACACAGCGTCCTAATGAGCCAGTTACTGCTGGCGCAGCGCTTGGCCCTGGTCCTGGACCAGAAGCACTTGGCATTATGCCAGGCATGCAACAAGGTGGTACATCAGCAAAGCAAGTAGTTCAAGCATTGGCAGCGCATCCAGACGCATCGCCAGAATTGCAGAGTCTCGCAGCAGCATTGGGGAAGTAATTGTCAAACACAATGCCACTTCCACCATCAAATCAGCCTACCGTCGCGTCGGCTAACGCAGCAGCAAAAGGCTACCCAGATGCTGTACAGAAGGCACCAGTTGAAATGGCTGGCGCTATTCAGTCAGGCAACCCAGATGCTCCTGGCGCAGTAGCCGCTACAACACACGTTATTGCCACATCAAATGCTGTTGACCAACACCAACAGATGTACAACTCAAAGTCATGGTGGCAGACAGCCCTTGGCGATGTAGGTAAGGTTATTACCGCAACGCCTATCATTGGCACAGTTGCTCGCTGGGCAAACAAAGGTTTGCAAGAAGTACAAAGCGACTACAAGTTTATTCACTCAGTTTATACAGATCATGGTTTTGCACAGGGCTTGCTAGCAACACTTGGCGTTGGTCTTGGTGCGACCGTTGGCTCTCTTGCAGGTCCAGAAGGTACAGCGCTAGGCGCTGCCTTTGCCGCATCTTTAGAGCGTGACATTGGCGGTCAACTTATTCCGTCATATCAAAAGTCTTACCAAAAGTCTATCGATCCAAACTATCAAGTTTCTATTGGTCGTGACCTTTCCAACCTTGCCGGTGATTTGCCAGGCTTGCATACTTTGAAGAATACAAACTACGGCCTTGGTCAGTTTGTATCTGGCGTAACCGATGCTGCATTTGACTTTGAAGCAGATCCACTAGCCAACGCAGGTAAAGTTGCTGGCGCACTTAAGGCAGGCAAATACCTTGAGTATAAGCCAGCGGTTGATTCTGAAGGTCAGATTATTAAGAACGCCAACGGCGATCCTAAGTTAGTTCTGGACGGCAACGGCAAGCCAATCATTCAGGCTACCATTCCTTTGGCTCGCAACTCAGAGGCTGCAACTAACTTCTTGATGAGCCTATCTTCAGGTCGTGCTTTGAGCAGCGAGATGGTGCAAGCAGCCTACGATGGTTCGCTTGTATCTAACGCACTTGGCGGTAAAGTACTTAACCCAGTCAAGCAAGCCTTTGACCATATTGCCACACTCAATAACCCAGTAGAAATTCAACTGGCTTACCCTGGCTCTAACTTTGACCAAGCCATGCTTACAAAGTTGGCTAACGCTAAGACTGGTCAAGAAGTTGCTGATGAAATTGGCAAGTCTATTTACTCAGGTGAAATGGACGAGCGGGCTATGCCTGCTACTGCAATTTCTCTACCTACCCGTACTCTTGCTCGCCAGTTTGGCGGAACAGTACAGCAAGCAATTCTCAAGCGAGCTGGCGATACAACAGTAGCCAACGAGCGCAACTTGCTATTGCCAAAGGCTATGCCTGTGCTCGATGAGCAAGGCAATCAGGTTTACAAGACCGTTACCAAAGATGGCGTAGACACTCAAGTCCCACAAATGAAAATGCAATGGGGCGGGTTGTATACTAAGAACGCAGATACTTGGAATGGTTGGAACGCTCTTGCTGGCAAGATCCGTACCTTTACCGGTTACAAGGCTCTGACAATCAACAAGAAGTTGCTTGAGCAATCAGGAGAGAAGTTTAACTTTGATGACCACGGTGCTGGTACTGCTCTGTATAACATGTTCTATTACGCCATGCCACGTGATGTTGCATTGGAAAAAGCAGCTGCAATTATGGCTGCGCCTACTGAAGGTGCAAAGCAAGCGCTTTACGCTCAAGGCGTTAAGGAAGTAATTAAGGCTGCTGGCTTGCCGGATGACAGCAACATTGTGGATCGTGTTATGTCCCACGCTCAACGCGTCACCACAGGTGGCATGCGCAACAGCGGTAACTACGGCAACGACACAGATGGCAATGTGTTAGGCACAATTGCTCCTAAACAGAACTACACCGCAGATGGCGTAGATGCTATTCCTAACGATGAATTTGAAGCAGCGTTGTGGGCATACCAACGCGGTGCTAACGCATTTATCAACTTCAAAGAGTTGCGCAACGCTATGCGCCAGATGACAGTACACGGCATGATGTACTCAAAGGCTGACGATTTTTGGTCTTACTACACCGACAAGATCTTTGCACCACTTAGCCTTTTCACAACAGGCTTTGGTCTTCGCGTAGCCGGTTCTGAAGCACTACACCAAGTTATCCGTAATGGTCTTGGTTCATACATCGGTGACCGCATTGCGTTCAGCGGTGCTAAATACAAGTTTAAGAACATGTCTGCCGATGAGTTGGCTGCTGCTAGAGAGCGCCTAGCCATGAAGGGTACGCCTGCTGCGCAGGCTCTTGCCGATCATGCTGCTCAGATGTTGACAGATGAAGACCATGCTGGTCTTGTTGAAAACCCAGATAAGGCGATCAACGAAAACTCAATCACAAAGATGATTGATGAGAAGAACGATGTAGCAGATCAGCTGCAAGCGGTTGCGGATAAAAACCCATTGGTTAAGCAGATCGCTGCTGCCCGTGGCTTGATCCGCCCATTTGGCTATATCTCAAGCAAGGTTGCTCCTTACCTTCCTAGCAACAAGCTAGATGTTATGTTGGACTGGTTGGTCCACATGCACGGTTTGAGCATCCCAGCTGGCGTTGCATCAGATCACTTGGCTCACTACTCACTCAATGCTGCAGAACGCGCATCACAGTTTGCAGAGCAATACGGTCATGGCGCTACAGGTATGGATGACATTACATCCCTTACCGGTCAAGATCCTCATTACCACATCTACTGGGCGCAGAATTTGTCCAAGTTGCGTAACGAGAAGATGGCTCAAGATATTGCAAATGATTATTTGCGTCTATCAAAAGACCCACAATTCCAAGCATTGTCTAACCAAGATAAATGGGCGCAAGTTCAGCAACTCCATCAGGCTCGCATTGAAAATCCTAAGAACTATGCAGACCTACGCGACACAATGGTTGGTCTACGCAACGGCGATCCTGCTTCGTTCTCAAGCAACCAAGTCAAGGCTTTTGCCGGACTTGTGCAAGGTAAAGATGGAACTATCCACGACAACCTTATTCAGAACATTGCAGATGGCATGCCTACAAAGGCTGTCGATCTAAAGCAAATTCCTGCTATCCAAAGCCCGCTCAAGGTTCTTGGTCGTGAGCCACGCAACACTTACGACAATCCGCTACAGCGTGTTATCCAGATGGGTTATCGCACATTTATCAATCCAGTAATGGATGGCATTTCACGTGAGCCTATCTTTGGTCATTACCTATATGAAAACTACCGCAGCCTGCAACCATTGCTAGATTCTGGCAAGATTAGCAAGGCAGAGGCTTTGCAGTTTGCAGGTCAAAAGGCAGTTATCAACATGGTGCCTTTGATCCACAACCCTGCTTTGCGTAGCCAGTTCTCAGTTCTATCTCGTAACTTGCTACCGTTCTACTTTGCTCAAGAGCAGGCTATTAAGCGTTATGGTCGCTTGGCTTATCAAGCCCCACAGGCGTTTCGTGACTTTCAAATGATTAACCATGGCATTAACAACCCTGGCTTTGTTCACACCGATTCAAGCGGTAACAAGTACATGGTTTATCCGCTCATTGGTGAGTTTGGCAATGCCGCTGTACGCGGTCTAAATGCCCTTGGCATTAGTTCATTTGATGGCTTGCCAGAGTCTGTTACCGGCAATGTCAACTCACTTGCCTCAGTTTTGCCAGAAGCAAAAATGCCAGGACTTAACCCATTGGCAACCATCCCACTTGGCGCATTGTCTAATCACTTCCCATGGGCAAGCAAGATTACAAATGTAGCCACAGGCGGTTATCCTGCTAGCAACTGGCTAGATGCAATTCTGCCTAACTCAGCCATGCGTGACATTTTTAACGGCATGATGATGGATGACAAGGAAAGCAGCGTTCACAACGCCATCCTTTCAGCCATTGCCGCTGCTTACTACCATGGCGATTTGCCAGATAACTTCTCGTCTTTGCCTGCTTCGGTTCAACAGCAGTACATGGATCGTATCGACAACAACGCTCGAACAAACTTGTTCATGAAGGGCATTTTGTCGTTCTTCCTACCGCTTGCTCCGAATGTCAGCAACGACTATTACGACAAGAACTTGCAAAGCCTACGCTCTGAATTTCAAAGCCTGCAAAGCCAGATCAATCCAGATACAGGCAAGCAGTACACATTGCCAGAGGCAACCAGCAAGTTCCTTGCTGAGCATGGTAGCCGTGCAGTTTCCTACACCGCTTACACAACCCAGACTGGCACCTCTGGTGCCGATCTGCCATTGAACGATCAGACCCTTACTTGGTTAAACCAAAACGGCGATTTGATGAACAAGTACAAGTTTGGTGCTGCTTATCTCATCCCACAAACCAAAGCTGGGGCAGATGCTTTGCAGGTTGAAAATGATTTGCTGACAAAGCAACTTCGTTCAAAAGATACACCACAAGATTTTCTTGATTCTGTGTATATTCAAGCAGGTTGGGCAGAGGTAGCGCCAATGTACAACGCTTACCAGACTGCGCTTAAGCAAGCCCGTGATAGCGGCAACCGTCAGGCTGTATACCAATACACTCAAGAGTGGAATAACTACGCTTCAACGGTAGCTGCGCATAACCCAACATGGTATGCAGATTATCAAAACCCAAGCCGCAAAAATATGGCTAGCCAATCGCTAGCAGATTTTGAGGCTATGGATAAGGCTGGCAAGTTGACTGGTCCACAGGCTCAAGGCATTAAGTCTTTGATGACCGAGTATCAGGCTTATCATCAACTTCTACTTAACAACACAATTACCGTTGGCGGTATAACAAAGCACACTGCTGAGTACTCAATATCCAGAACGAATGGTTTAACTACCTAACCGCTCTTGAGGCAAACCCAGCAACTGCAAACTTAACAAATGTAATTAACGGCGTATTTAAGAGGGTGAGTTAATGTCTGGTAGCACTGGTTCAGCTGGTACATCTGGTTCTGGCAATACAGGGGCAACAGGTTCAGCGGCTGCCGCATTGGCGGCATTTGATTCAAATGCCAACAGCCCTTACTTCACTCCTTCAACTTACAATGTAAGTCAACTTACTCAAACATCACAGCCTGACATTACTTCTCTTGTAAACAGTGCTATGCTTAACCTTGTAGGTCGTGCTGCTACACCGCAAGAAATTGCCACATATGGCACAGAACTTCTTGCTGCCGAAAAAGCCAATACTGGGCTTGAAAGCACACAAACCACCTACCAATCTAGCGGTGCTGGATATGGCAAGAAGGGTGCAACCACTGGTCAAACATTATCAACCGGCGTTGACCCAACGGCATTTATTGAAAACTTGATCCGAGGTACAGCAGATGCTCGCGTATATCAAGCAGCAACTCAATACATGCAAGCAATCCAAGAGTCTAATAACAAGTATAAGGGTGGGTTTTAATGGCTAATCAAATACCTGCTGGTTATTTAGACGCTAGAAATTTCTTACATTTGGGCGCAAGAACAAGCCAAAAAGCACGGCGCAAAAAGTGAAATTTCTGAATGGAGCAGCGTAAGCAGCCCATACATCATTAAAGATTTTAACACCTGGGGCGATGTTCTTGCTGCTGCTCAATCACAATTTGAGCCATATAAGCAATACACCGCTCAAGATCCAAAGTATGCTTCATTGGAAGCGCAGGCATTGGGTCAGAACAACACTGGGTCAACAGGATCAACAGGTTCTGCACAAGCCATTGACCCAAATCAACTACCTCAAACTTTGCGTCAATTGCAAAATCAATTGCTTCAAGCCAAGGGAAATGTAGACAACGCCCAGCTTGAAATGAATAACTCCACCCCAGGCTCACCTGCGTACAACAAGGCAAAGTCAGATTTTGACGCAGCTGTTGCACAGCGCGATTCTTTGCAAGCACAAATTCAAGCAGATCAAACATCTGCGCAAAACGCAGCTACTGCTAAGCAGGCTCAGGCAGACGAAGCAACCGCCAATCAGCGCGTAAAAGATTTACAGAACCAACGCCAACGCGCTCAAGATCAAGGCTTGCCTACCGCAGGCATTGATGCAGAAATTGCAGCAGAACGAGCAAAGGCCGCAGCCGCTCAAAAGGCTATTCAAGCCAATACATCAGCGCCTGCACCTACTGGACCATCTGGAGCAACAGGAGCGCCTACAGGGCCTTCTGGAGCCGCTATAAAGCCATCTGGACCGTCTGGCGCAGCAGTTAAGCCTACAGGTCCTAGCGGTGCTGCAGGTAAGCCACCAGTAGCCACTGGTGGTACAGCCCCAACTGGCGCAGGCAACAAACCTGCTGCTACTGGTGGCTCAGCAGGCGGTACTGGTGGCGGTACAGCAGGTGGTGGAACATCGGGAACTTACTCTGGCAACCGCATGCCATCAGGTGCCGTAGGCATTAACGGTGCTGGTCAATGGGTGGATGCTAACGGCAAAGTTCTTGGCACACTGCAATCTTCAAACATTTCACAGGCACCTAAAGGTGCTGTAGCAATCACCAACGGCAACTGGGTTGATGCTCAAGGCAAGATCCTTGGATCTGCTGCCGTCGTAGATGGCGCTAATGCAAACGCTTATCAGCAATTTGTTAAGCAGTATGGTTCAGAAGCAGCAATTATCAACTCTGATCCAACACTTAAGAAAATGTTTACAGATGCGATTAACGCACCTGGCGCTGCGCTTTCAACAGCAGACTTTCAAGCGCTTTACGAGAACAGCAACTATTACAAAAACTCGTACAGTTCTTACCTACAAGCTGAACAAGCCCGTCTTGCAGACCCTGGTTCATATGCCCAGCAGTACAATCAAGCATTGCAAGATATTAAGAACTATGCTGCTCAAGCCGGTATTTCTTTAGACCCAAATGCTTTGGGTCAACCGCTTGAATTAAATCCAGCAAACACAACAAACCCATTGGCTACACACGCCTTTAAC